GAACGGGATGTGTTTGGCGATCACGCCGAGCGCTGCCGGCGGACCCATTTCCGAATAGCTGTCCAGCGTCGGATTGGTTGCGCCTGCAATGGTCACTTCGATGGTGAGCGACGACACGCCGGAAGCCGTGTTGATGTTGCCCACGTACTGTTCGATCATCGACTTGGCGCGCGGCTCCGTGAAGTCAATCGTCAGGAAGCCAGCCGCCGCCGTCAGGCCGCGATACTGGTTGATCAGGTCGAGCCGCGAGCCCAGCGCCTGATAGATGATCTTGCCGTTCACCTTGACGTTGATGTTGGTGATCATCGACTTGGTGAACGTGCCGCCGAGGGCGAGGATCACCTTGTTGTACGACATGCCAATAGGCAGGTTGACGGTCGCGAGGCCGTTGGCCACCACGTTGTTGAACGGTACGTTTTTGACGAGCAGCATGAGCGCCCCTTATGTGTGTTGGTTGTGTGGGACGCTTACGAGACGATGGTCGTGATCAGCGGCACGTTCAGCGACGTGGCGACCGGACGGACGATGATCTTGGTAGCGGCATTGAATGCGAGGTACATGGCGTACGCCCGCAGGATCGACTTGACATTCATTTGGGACTCTCCCGTTAGCGCCGCCCCATGCGGCCCGTGTGTGAGTCCGCAGAATGCCGCCCGAGCCCCGAAAACCACGAATGCGCGACCTATGGAACGCGCTCCATGGACACCGGCAGAAGTGCCAGAAATGGCACCAAAAATATTTGCGCCTGTGTCGCGCCTGCAACGCGACGCGCGGACGAAAAAAAACACCGCCGCAGCGGTGTCTATAGGTCGGTGTCTGGATCGGTGTCTAGAGCGGTGCGAACAGCTTGCCGCTGATACAGCCACAGCCGCAGACGCGGCATATGTAGCGCGCCTGCCCTTCTGGAGTCCGCCACAGCAATTTGAAGTGACACTTGTGTTTCACGGTTTGCCTCGTTGCGTTTCGCCGGTTGCCATGTCGCGCCTGATCCAGCCGAGGTCAGGCAACGCGCCAATGTCGGATTCTGCCACGCCCAGCACGCGGGCCACCGCGCGCTGATCCTCGCTATAGGTCAGCCGGCCCGAGCGGACATAGTTGCAGTTGCCCAGAAAATCCTTGTCAATCGACGCGGGCCGCTGCGAGAGCCCGTATATCACGATGCCGCGCTTGCGCCCGCGCCCGGTCAGCATGCCCCACCCGACCGGCGAGCGGCTAGGCGACGTGACGCTTTTTAGTTCGTCCACGATGAACGTGCAGCGCTCCCAATGGAAAGCAATTCTGCAGATCGTATCGAACTGTTTTACCGCCGTTGCCGGATCGGGAGACGGCACAAAGATCGTGCGCATCGGCCCTTTCTGGCCGGCGGCCTTCGCGCCTTCGAGAACGTCATTCAGCCGGCTGGTCACCGTGCCGAACTCGCCCCACTCGCCCTCAGGATCGAACACGATCAGCCGGGCCGGGAGCTTGCGCTGCATCAGCCCTTTCACGTAGGACGACTTGCCCGAGCCGCTGGCCCCCAGCACCGCCTCAATGTGCGCCTTGGCGGCGACGCCGTACGTGGCCGCCACCATCACATCACCGGGAACGCTGGCACGTCCGCCAAGGCCTTCGACAGCGCCGCCTCTGCCGAGGTATCACCCGAGGCCTGCGCGCCCGCTGGCGGCCCGGATTCTGCCGCCGCCGCGCCCCTGATCGTGTTGGGGTCCGTGCGCCCGCTTTGCGCATGTTCCAGCGCAAAGCGGTCCTGCCTGATTTTCAGCGCCACGGCGCGCGCCGACTGGTACAGCACCGGCCCGCAGACCATCAGTGCCATCAGTTCGCACGGGAACGCGCCTTCTACGTCCCAGCCGTATTTCTCGAATACGGGCGTGAGCGACGCCGCCATGCGGGCCGAAGTCGGTTCGTCCCACTCCGCGCCCGGCGCATAGCCGCCGATCATGCCGCGCGCCAAGTCCACGATGCCGCACGCGCCCTTGTGGTAATCCGGGCCTATCGCCGCCTCTGCCGCCGCTGCCGCCGCGCCCGGATTCAGCGCTTCGTGCGCCTGGCCGTCCACGTCCGCGACCATGCCGCCGAGCGAATCGAGCCCCGCGCCTTCGAGCGTGGGATGCTGTACCGGCGGAAGGCCGCCGTCTTTCTTGTCGATCGTCATACGCGCCCCGAGAGAATGTCAAAGGCCGAGCGCGCAGCGCGAGCCGCGGGCTTCACGTCGACCGGCGGCGGTGCCGGCTGGTGCGTGTGCGTCGGGTCCGGTTCCGGCTCCGCGTGGCGCTTCACGCGCGCCATCAGCATGCGGTGCGCTTCGGTGCCCTTCTTCGCGTACGTGGGCAGTTCGCACCACTGGCACGACACGTCGAGCGTGCCCGTTTCCGATTCCTTCGCCGGAATCTCGCGATTGCAGCACACGCAATGCGTGGTGCCGATGATGGTTTTTTTCGGTCGTGTTTTCATGGTTGGTCCCTCGCGCTACCGCGTTAGATTGCTTCGACTGCCTGAATCAGCTTCAAAACCGGCGCGAGGTACTTTGCGCCCACGTTCTTTTCCACATTCGACAGTTTGGCGATAGCCTTCTTGAGTTCCGCCGCCTGCCTTTTCGCTTCGTCCATCACCACTCCCCGTACAGTTATTTACACAGGTCCAAGGCGCGCGCGGCGCGCGCTCAAACCCAAAATCCAAACCCGAAACCGGGCGCGCGGCATAGCCCGCGCTCGCTGCCGGGCGCATGATTTCCCACTGGTAACGCTTCGATTCGACCGTGACAGTCCGCGGCAAAATGTCCGTCCAGTTGCCCATGGCGTCGCGCACCTTCGCCACTTCGAAGTACTCGATACCGACGATCAGCGGCGCGCCGATTTCGCCGTAGCGCCCAATCGCATCGCTTTGTGCCTTTGCGATCCGCACGCGGTAGTTGCGCCCGCAATCAACGCCACCTTGTGCCGCCACGTAGTGATCCCATGCCACGGAAGCGTTATCGCGCCCTTCGAACGTGGCCACCTTATTGACAGCCCGATGCGCTGCAATGACAAACTGCGGAGCATCTGACGGCACGTTTTCCACACGGCGTAACTCGCGCCACACCGTGACAGGCGGGCCGCCGATCTGCTGAAACTGACGGATGCGCCAGCGCGTTGCCCACGCTTCGACACGCGCCGAGGTTTCGATCGAATCATTTCCTTCAAGGTCTTTTTCAAGGCGGTATCCGTCGATATTTTTGGCGATGTACTTGGCGATGTAGCCGGCGGCGGTGCCTTTGGCCGGATCCATGGTTTTGAAGTCGCACCGCTTCTCCTGCGCGCCCGGTTCGTCGCCATCCATGGCGAGCGCATAGCGGCGCACCATCGCGCGCACCGCCGCGTCGTGCTTGCCGTCATAGAAAAACAGGCAGTGCCAATGCGGCGTGCCATCGTGTTGCGGTTCGGCAATGCGGAACCCGTAAAGACTCACCTGCCGCCGCGCCAGCGCCGCGCGAATGCGCGCCCACACCTTAGCCAGATATCGCTGCGCTTCGTCGGGCGTGGTGCCGTCCCACCTGCCGTTTTCCACCGTGCGCGCGCCCTGCGTCTTCATGCGGTGCATCTTGGACGGACACGTTATCGTGAGGAACAGGCCGGCATGCCCTGCCGCAATGGCGATGCGCTCGAAACCGTTGATGCGCGTCATCAGTTCGGCGCGCTTGATCGCCGCGTTGGCCGGGCCTTTGGCCGCCAGTTCCGCCAGCGTGAATTCCTGTTCAGTCTCGAGATTTTTGGCGACGGTTGCCGCGAGCGCCGCCGCGTTGCGTTCGTTCTGCCACTGGCGATCCAGCACGCCCACGCTTGACGCGTAGCACTCGCGATCACGGCGAACGAGCCCGAGCTTTATTGCGGCCGTTTCGCGGGCCTTGGCGTGTGCCTTGCGAAGCCGCCCTTTCCACCAGTGCGCCGCGACCATCCGGCGGACGGCTGGCAAATCTTCATAGCGCGAATTCTCCGGCGCATTGATGCCGCCAGCAACGCAGAGTGCAGCAAGTCGTTCGCGTTGCTCGAAGGCATCGATATCGGCGGCGGTGGCGGCGATTCCAGCAGCCCTAATAGCGCCCAGAAATCCGGCAGTAGGAACATGCTCCTGTTCTCCCTGAATCGCGAGCAGCTTGACGCGGCACTTTTCAGCCGCGTCCCATGCCGCGTTACATAGATCGGTGTCGGACGCGTCGAGCGGCAATGCCTCCGACACCGGCTTAAGCATCGCGACATCGGCGCGTAGCTGTTCATTCGCTTTGCGGCGTGCGATCCCCTCGCCGGTCGTGACAAGGGGATTTAACGCGGCACGGCGCTTTTCCCACGCAGACAGCAAACGGGCCGCCCATGGGCGCGGAATCTCCGCGACCATGCCGGCGGCCCATTCGTGTTCTGGCGTGAGGCGTTGCATGTCAGAACGCGAAAACGAGTTCATCGAACGGAACGAGGAACTGCTTCGTGCCGTCGCGCTCGACTTCAACGCATGCATACCCTTCCGGGATTTGCGAGTGGCAAGCGTTCGCGGGCTTCGGTCCCACCGCCGCGACGACGCCGGGCCATCCATCAATGAAGCCGTAGAAGTCGCCCTTCGCCTCCACGCGCACCTTGTCACCGGCGCGAAACTTCGACAGGACCATCAGCGCGCTCATGCTTTAGCCCAGCCGTTGAACGTCAGCGAAATTGGCGGTGGAGAACTTCACCACGTTGTTTGCGTCCGCATCGAGACGCACCGCAACGGTCTGCTTGTCGTTGTCGACGGCCTGAACGACGCCCGCGCGGCCCTTGTCGGGGTGTTGGCTGTCTGCCTTGATCAAAACGCTATCCCACGGTTGCATGACTACTCCTGAAAGAATTTCGCGCGCGCCGCTCGAATGGATGCCGACCGGGCCGGCGCGCGCTTCGTTGCCTTGGGTCGGAATTTGGAAAGGATCGGATCGAGCGCCGCGAGCGCCTCGCGCCTCGCGTGATCACTGGCCGGCGAGCGGCGCGGTGCCCACGCCACGGCGAACGTGCCGGCGGTGCCGGTCGAGCCCGGCACATAGCCGTAGCTCACGTCCTCCGCGTTTTCGGGAGTCATGCGCCGAGCCAGAAAAAGAATCGATCGACCGCCCGGCGCAGCTTCGTGCGGCGGTATGACGGCCCTTCGATCGTGTATCCGCCGAGTGCGGACTTATGAATTTGTGACTGAGTGTTACGCATGACGAATCCCCTTTTGAACCCCTAGCCGATGGAAATCGGGCCGCCTAAAGGAGAGGATCAGTCTCCACAGCGGGGTTCAGGCTGTTTTGTGCGGCCCGACGAGCAGAACAGTACTGTCAGACCTGACATGGTGTCAAGGGTAGACATGTTGTCAGGGCGTCACATATTGACGTAACGTAAACACCGGATCACTCACGAACGGGGTTGTGCATGAAAACAACTGGGGAATACCTGGACGCGGTAAAGGCGAAGTTGGACCTTCCGTCCGACTATGCGACCGCTAAGGCCTTGGGCGTAACGCCCTCTGCGGTCAGCAAGTACAGGCTTGGTCGTTCGCAACCTGACGACCTTGTGTGCGCCCGTATCGCTGAGATTTTGGTAATCGAGCCGATGGAAGTAATCGCGGCGACTCACTTCGAACGATCTTCGGACGAGCGCGCGCGAAAACTATGGGAATCGATTTGGGGAAAAGCGGCGGGGGCTATCGCGCTGAACTTGATCGCGTGCGCGGTTGGAGTGTCGGTAGCCCCCTCTACCAAGGCGGCGGAATCTGGTAACACGGTGATCTCTTTATATTATGTCAAGTCGCAGAGGCGACGCGTACGGCACACAGTATCAGGGCTCAAGCTTGCCGCCTAAGCGCCGATAAAAGCATATCAAGTGCCTCTTTTCCCCGGTTCGAATCCGGGGTTTTTTTATGCTCGATCTATTCGGCCAAGTCGTTGTTACGTATGAAGATTTGGAGCTTTGGGTGTCCGCTCTCGCGCCTGGCTTCGCCGTCAATGAACACCGCCGCGCCCACTACATCACGCAATGGGATGTCGCCGGCAAGGTCGCACGCGCCAAACTCGCCGGCACGTTCGACGCCACCATAGAAAATGCCCGCACGCGGCGGGCATTTCTGGCTAGACGCTTCGGCCTCACTTGAACATCACCGGCAAGGCCGGCAACGCCGGCAGGCCCGGCAAGGCCGGCAACGGCGGCACACCCGGCACCGCCGCCGCCCTCTCTTTCTCCCGCCGCCACAGCAGATAGCCGGCGAACACCGCCGCGCCGATGGCGACCGTCCGGGCATTGAGCGCCGGCATGTCAGCTGGTCGCCGTGGTTTTCTTCGCCTTGTACCACATGAAGCCGTACAGCAGCGCGGCACCAATGGCGGCGGATTTCCACTCAATCTTTGGCATGGTTTCTCCGTTACTTCTTGAGGAATCGGCCCGTGCGCTTCGAGCGCGCCGGGGTCTTGTGGTGCGTCTTGCGACGCGTGGTCTTACGCTTGCGAGTTGCCATGCTGGCTCCTACTTCGTCAGTGGTTTGAGAACGATGCTTTCGAGCAGCGTAATGCGCTCTTTCATGTTGCGGAGGTCCGCACGGATCGCGCCGTAGGTCGCCGCGGCGGCCAGCACCATCGAGCCGATATTGACGATCACGGCGCTATCCATTACGCGGCCTTGCCTTCGCCAAGGAACACGCCGAGCAGGCCGAAAATGCTTGCCGCTGCCGTGCCCACCGCGCCGACGACATGCGGGTCTGCGCCGTTGGCGACTGCCACCTGTGCGGCGACCGCCGACAGGCCCGCGAGCGCGGCATGGGTGGACGGTTCCTGGAGTCGTGCGAAAAATGCTTTCATGGTTTTCCCCTGTGTGGTTTTACATCGAAACGTAGCCGCCAAAATCGGTCTGAGGCGCGCCATTACCCGGCGTGGTTGGCGTGGCCGGCGTACTTCCCAAGCCCGCCCACCAACTCTGGACCGCCGTACCGAGTGACCCATACGGCGCAACCGGGCCGCCCTTGTCACCAATCCCGAAAATCGCCCGGTTACCGTCCGCCAGCACGGCTCCGTTCTGCGCGTCGAGCACCGCGCCCGCCATGTACGTGTCTGCGACCACGCCCGGCAGACTGAGCGCGAAATTCGCGCCGTTGTCGAGTGCGTCCGTGATCGAACTGAACACGTTTCCGGCCGCCTGCTTTGCCCGGTATCCGGCATACACCGTCAGCCCGAGCAGCGCCGCGACAATGAGCAATTCCGCCTTGACCTTCATCACATGTGTCCGTACACGCTGCCGCCGCCCGTGGCCTGCGTCGAGAGCCCGCCCTGCGCCGGCACGATGCCGAACATGTAGCCGGGTTGCCCGTTCACCGGATCCCAGACCGAGCGCGTGAAATTGGTGCCGTCCATCGTCGCGAACGTGGCCGCCTCACGGGCATACACGGCGTCGACGGCACTCATGCCCGAGTGCGACCGCTGATAGCGATAGCCCACATAGATCACCAGCGCGAGCAGCAGAAGTTCTTTGTCCGTCATGATCAGTATCCGTAGGTTGCCGGCGCGAAAATGCCGTACATGCCCGAGAGGCCCGATTCCGTCACCTGCCCGGTTTTCGTGTTGTAGGTAAGCTGGCCCGGATCGACGTACGTGCCGCCGATATCGAACGTGCCATTGCCAAACAGCGTCACGCCGCCCGGCAATGCCTGCGCGCCCGAGTTTGCCGGCGTGGTGCCGACATAGTTGCCGCCGAGGTTGTTGATTGCGTTCGACAGCCAGCTTGCGGCGTTCGAACCAATCGCGCCCTGGCCGCTTGACGTGGGCGCGCCCACCGCCTGCGCCGTGCTGCGATTGACGACGAGCAGCAGCGCCACCGCCGCCGCGCCGACCAGCAACAGTCCGTTCTTGTCCAGTTTCATGCGACCGCCGTGCCGTTGAGCGTTCCGCCCGCGTTGACGTACGCCGCGAGGTCGTCCGCCGCCGTGAGCGTGGGTTGTCCATAAGGCGAGCCCGCGAGACTTGCCCACGTCTTGTTGCACTTGCTGATAGCCGTCGCAATGCGCCCGGCGATCACGTCCGCGAGTGCGCCGTCCTGCTTGATCAGCCCGACCGCGCCGATATCCTGCGAGGCCGGCGAAAAGTCGGGTAATCCGTACTGCGCGGCGAGTTGCTGCCACGTCGAATACAGGAACTGGTACGCGCCCGCCGCCGTGGACGTGTAGCCGCCGCCCGTGTGCGCCACGTTCGGATGCTTCGACAGGTCCGAGAAGTGCGAGCCACCAAAAAATGTGGTGTAGCCGTTCGCGTTCGCGGTGCCTTCGCCCGTGCGGATCATCCACAGGAAGGCGCGCACGTTCGGATCGTTCACCGCGTCCGTGACGGACGTAAAAGCGTTGCTGATGCTTGAGGTCATATCGCCAAAAATCCCCGTTGTATCGGACGCGCTTCCGCTGTCCGTGCCACCTGCCCCGGTCGTGTCCGTTGGCAGTGCCTGGCTGTTTTTCCACCACACGTAGGCCGCCGCCGCGAGCGTGCCCGCCGCGATGATGTAAAGCGGCCCCGGCGCTTTCATACGTTCGGCTCCTCGTACCACTCAAACGTACCGGCAAGCGCCTGCGCCGCTGTATTGGCCCATAGCGTGATGCCATAGCCGGGCGGCACGATCAGCGGTTCATGCGGCACGAACCAGTTCTGTTTCTGGATCGCTTCGAGCGTGATGTTTCCGATCAGCGGCACCGGTGACGGCGTTGCGGCGGTGTCGTTCGTGAGTTGCGCCACGCTTGCCGCCCCACCCATTTTCTTGTTTTGCCCCACCTGCGCGACTGTGCCGAGCGCCGCCGTTGCCTGCACGATGCCCACCCCGATACTGGCCGTGGATGCGCAATTGGCCGAAATCTGTTCGACCACCAGCCGGTTCTGATTGGTCGCGGGGTTCCACAACTGAATGCGCGAATACACGGATGCAATCACCGGCTGTAACCCGAATCCCATGAACGCGGCGCCGCTTAACGTGCGCGCCTTGCCGCCGTCCACCACCTGCACCACGCCCTGTAGCGTGTTGTCGTCAATGCGGCCGTCCCCGATTACCACTTTTCCGGTGATCGCTGCGCCGCCCGCGTTGCTCGCGAGCGTCCACGAATCGGGCGTAGGCTTCGCGTCCGCAACGCGGTACGCCTGCCCCACCTGCAGCACGATCTTGCTGCCGCCCTGCCCGCCGGGCGTGACGATCAGCGACACGTCGCCGCCGCCGTTGTTGCCCGACAGATATTTGATGTAGCGGCCCGGCGCATGCACCGGGAAGCCGCCGACCGCCGGCACGTTGATATCGAACTGTTGCATTACGCCTTCCCCTTGAACGCCATCACGCCGACGATGCACACCACCGCGAGGCCGGCGGCGATCAGATAGCGGTTATCGTTCTGCGCGGCGACCTGCGTTTTCGCGAGGTCCGCCGCAATCTGCGTGGTCGTTGCCGCGCTGTTCAGCGCCCCGCCCGTGAGCGAATTCGCGAGTGCCGTGTTGGCCTGCAACATCGACAGACCCACGTCCTCCAGATGCTTCGAAGCGTCCGCCGTGCTGTTGATCGCGGTGTTGGCGACCGTGGCCATGGTCGTGTTGGCGTTGCCCGCTACTGCGGCGTTGCCGTTGATCGCCGCGCCCGACACGTTGTTATTGGCCGCGAGCGCCGCGCCCGCCACGTCGCTATTGCCGGTGATCGCCGCCACCATGGCTTGCATCGCGGCCTGTACCGAGCCGCCATCGGTCGTGTTGGTCACGCTGAAATACGACGACGAATTGCCGTTGCCGCTGATGCCCACACCGCCCTGTACCGCGTTGCGCTTGTCCGCGTAGCTGTTGGTGGTGTTGCTTGAGCTTTGGCTATCGCTGCTTTTGTTCGCGGGCGTCGCCGGCAGACCCATTGCCAGCATTCGCACCTGTTGCGGGCGCAAGATCATTTGAGTTCCTTCGTCAGGATCACGCTGGCTTTCCGATAGCCGGCGCGCTCCAGTTTTTTCATGAGGCCGCCGCGTCGCGTTTCAATCCGCATCGCGTGGCACCCGGCACACTGCCGCTCGATCAGCGGCAACACTTCGCCCACCAGATCGAAGCCGGCGCGACCGTGCGCCAGCGTGATTTCCGCATCGATCCCTGCGCGCCCTTCCCGAGCCCGCAGCACGTAAAACGCAACCGGCACGCCGTCATCGAACACGCGGAAAAACTCCGCGGCGTTCAGGCAGTCCACGCCGTCGACCATGCCGCCGCTCGTGTCGGTTTTCGCGCGCATCAGCGGCGATTCATCGAACGCCCGCGCCACTTCGGCGCGGTGCGTTTCGGTCATCGGTTCGTGGCGGATCGTGATCATGTTCAATGCTTTTTCAGCGCGACAATGGCAACCGCCGCCATCAACACGATCATCAGCGGATCAATGCCGCCGCCGCTGCCGCCGGTGAGGTTGTTCATGCCATTGGCAAGCCCCTGCGCCAGTGTCGAAACCGGGCTTGCCGTCGCTTTCGCGCCACCGTCGCCGGCAAAGTTCACCGCCCACCCCGAGTTATCGACGGTGAACGGATTGAACGGCGAGGTGCTCGACATCTGCGGAGCCTGAGGGCCGCCAAAGAGGGCCGAGCCAAACTGTGCTGCGGCCTGCGCCGCCATGGCCCAATACACGGCTTACCCCTTGTGGATCGCGAGCGCGATCACGGCAAAGACGCCCAGAATCATCAGCATCTTGTTGCTGTTGATCGCGCCGATCTGCGCCGATGCGATCTGCCCTGCCGCCTGCCCCTGCGCGACGAGGCCGGCTTGCGTCGCCTCATACTTGCGGTAGTCGATCTGCTGGCCGGTGTTGTAGATGCTGGTGAAAGCCGACAGGCCGTTATTCAGCAGGTTGAACACGCCCGGCGCGTAGTTGTAGCCAGCGCCGCCCGTGTCGGAACCCGTGATTGCCTGCCCCGTTGCCGGAATGTTGTACGTGCCATCGCTTTGCGGGCCGATGGAAAATCCGTAGGTGTTGTCACCCACGCCAGACGTTGAAGGATCGTAGATGCCGTCCATGTAATTCCCCGAATGTTTGAAAAGAAAGCGGCCCAGCGCTGCGCAGTCAAGCGGGCCGGGCCGCTCGCCGGGTTACATGTTGCCGAGCACGTCCAGCACTTCAACGACCGCCGTGACGGTATCCGCCGCGCTGAAAGTCGGGTTGAATTCCAGCGCCGTCGCGTCAGCGGTTTTGACCGCGTTCGCGTAGTTGTTGTCCGCGCACGGGTCGTACGTGTACAGGTTGGTCTGGGCGGTTTTCTGATACTCGCCCTGCCAGAACGAATTCACCGCGCCGGTCACGTTGTCCCAGATCACGATGCCGTTTTTCTTCACTTCGAGCGCCGACAGGTTGCCGGTATTGGCGAAGTGCACGCGCTTGATGATGCCGCCACGGTTCGTGATGTCGATCAGCTTCATTGGGATTTTTCCCGACGAGGCGAACGCCTGCGTGAACGGGATGTGTTTGGCGATCACGCCGAGCGCTGCCGGCGGACCCATTTCCGAATAGCTGTCCAGCGTCGGATTGGTTGCGCCTGCAATGGTCACTTCGATGGTGAGCGACGACACGCCGGAAGCC